GCACTGCACTATTTGTGTCAGCACCAAGGTCTATTAATTCTGCACCTAGTGATACTGTATTACCAACAGCTTTGATTAAACCAGAACCTATACCAGACAACACAGATTCCCACGTTGCTATTTCATTATCTTTTTCTGCTTCGTTAAAAGGTGGGTTTTCTATGTCAGAAATACTAGATGTTGATGCTAGAGGATTAACTCCCATTTAGGCCTCCTATACTGGATTCACAGATTTTGTTGGTGAATAAACTTTAAATGCGTTATTATCTATTGCTTTATCATAAGATTGTTGTGTTGTTATTGTTCCTTCTCCTGTGTATTGAAATATAGTTCCATCTTCTGTATTATAATAAAATGCACCTGGTGTAAAAGCAAAATCATTAAAATCAGGAACGTTTTTCTTTGTTTTCTTACCACTATCATCTTTTTCTTTTATTTCTTTAGTAGGAATTGCAAACATATTAGCAGCATTTAATGTGCCAGTAGGATCAGAAGCAATTGTAAAACCTACTTTTTGAAACACTTGCGCATCTTTTCCTGTAGCATCAGGGAAACCTGCGTTTCTTGCTAATATAGCAGCGTTCTCTTTACCTGCATCTATAAGACCTTTTGTTAAACTTCCGCCATATGTTGCTATGAAATTTTCAGCAGCTGTTGTTGCTTCTGCATCAGTAATTTTATCACCATACATTTTTTTAAATTGTCTTTTATAGAATGATATTGTTTGATTTAATTTAGTAGGATCTTTTTTAAGTATAGCCGCATCAATTGACATTTGTTTTAACATTATATCTTTTTCAAAGTCTAATCCTTTTAATGCAGCGACTCTTTCTAGATCTGATTTTTCTTTTAATATTCTTTCAGCATCAACTATTGCTGCCTCGCCTACAGTGGCTACATCTTTTTTCATTAATCTAAATCCAGCTTTAGCTGCAGCTAGATATGCTTTTCTTTTTATCTCTGCTTCTTTGGGGCCTAAGAATTTTTCAAACATAGGTATGTCTTTACCTGTTAATGCACCTTCTTTCTCAGCTTCAGTTAATATTTTACTAGGATCTACGTTAGAAAGTTGTTTAGCTGCTAAATTATCAGCTGTTGCAAAATCATCCTGACCTGTTTTTTCTTCTGTTGTTGATTGAGGTAATTTAGATGTGTCAAAGTCAGGGACATTTTTTTCTTCTGCTCTTTTATCAATAAATGCTTGTGCTTCTTCTCTTTGTCTTAACTTATTTTCTTCAATTAATTTTTTACTAGTCTCACCTAAAAAATCCTCTTTTTGAATTGGTCTATCAAATTTAAATCCAAAAAGTCCTGGAGGTTCTTTTTCTCCACTTAATACCTCTGAAGATTTAGTTGCTGTTTCTTTTGTTTGACCTAAACCTAATTCAACATCTCCTTCATTAATACTTGGTGTTTTTTCTTTAGGTTGTAAAACAGATTGTAAATATGAATCATCAAAATCAGCTATAGGCATGGCAGCACTAGGATTTTTCATTTGTAGACCCTGTCCTATACCTTGATTCATTACGTTAAAACTAGTAGGTGCTTTTGTTTCAAATATATCTTTAACAAAAGCATTACCTGATCTATTAGGATTAGAGCCTGCTTCAAATTTTCTTCTAACTGTCTGCTTGATGCCTTCGGCCTCGCCACCGTATTTAAAACTGGGTCTTTTAAAAAACATTATCCTCTTATTGCTCCTATGATACCTGCACTAGCAATACCTGCTCCTAAAGCCTGTTGTAGAGGACTTTGTGTTGGTTGTTCTTGGAATCTTGTTCCATATCCACCACCGTATTGTGCAGATAACACATCCTGTGCAAAACCTAATCTTTGGAATGGTTCAAAGGCTGCTAGTCTCTCACCTTCTTGAGAAGCATCCTGTATTGCTTGTCTAAATGCAAAACCTTCAGAACCTAATCTACCTATCTCTGCAGCCGTTGCTGATTCTAGACCTGGAACCATTTGGGCTAAATTTGTTTGTTGTTCAAAACCTTGAGAAGCTAATGCTTGCGCTTGTTGAAAGTTTTGTTGTCTTAGACCTGCTTCTAACATTGCTCTATTAAATAATGATTCTTTATCAAACTCTGCTAACGCAACACCTTCTCTGCCACCACCAAAAGCACCTGATGCTATTGCAGCTTGTCCTATTTGACCTCTTTGTATGGATTGTTGTCTATCAAAACCTTCTAATGTTTTATCTATTACCTCTTGTTGATATGGTGATAAAAATTGTTTGAAAGCATCAGGCCCTGTCATCTCTTGGGCTTTATCTATAAAAGGTTCAAAAGCCGCGATCCCCGTACCTGCACCAACTCCTGTTGCAGCACCTGTTGTAGGATCAAATGTTACTTGACCAAGACCACCTGCCGTTGCTCTTCTCTGTATGGCTTGTTGTGTAAATGGATCTACGTCAACTACTTGTGGTGCAAATTTTGTAGTATCTACTGGTTTCTCTATCTGTTTTAAAACCTGTTCTGTAAGTGATTTACCAAACGCCTCTACATATGGCGATGGTCTAGATATCGTAGTAGTTGTTTCTGCCATTATACTCTCCTAGCCTCTAAATTTTTCATTAAGTTGTACATTTTTTGTGCACCTTTATTTATGCTACCATTTCCTGCACCTCTGACAGCGTCAGCTGTGAAAACAAATTCATTTTTAGATAGCATGGCAGGGACATCATCTGCTTTTTCTTTGACACCAATAGGTACAAAGCCACCAGATTTCCTGTAATCTAACTCTTTTACACCATATTTATTGCTTCGTATAGGGATTTTTTTAGGCTCGCCACCGTCTTTTGCACCTGATCTTATATCAGCTAATTTGCCTCCTAGATTAAAAATACCTTTTCCAAGTGATGTTCCCATAAATCCACCCTCATTAATAAAATTAGTAATAGGGTTATTAGAACCAGATCCAAAATCATAATCTAAACCTTTGATTTCAAGGTTTCCAGATGGATCTTTTTTAAAACTACCACCACCTACAGTTAATGCTAACGAAGCATCCATAGGAGTCATACCCTTAATGCCACTAAATGTTTTAGTAGGACTACCGTAATCTGAATAATCAAATGTTGAGCCTTCTTTATCTTGTAAAATTTCATTTAATCTTGCCTTTTGTGCAGCTGTTAATGCAGCTTTTGTAATGGCACCTGGGTTTTTAAGATTACCAAATAAACCTTTTCCAAATTGTAGTGGAACATTTAATACTGCTTTTCCTTTATCAACGATTGTAGGTTTTTTTGTTTTAGTTTTGTTATTACCTCCACCGCTAGATCTAGTATTAGTACCACCTTTTTGTTTACCGCCACTACCCATTGCTCTGTCTCTAGCAGATGGCCCTCTATCCACTGAACTTGCTTTGCTACCTTGATAACCACGACTACCGAATCTAAATTCTTCTCTACCATCAGGTGCTATTGCCATATCTTCCTCTAAAACATCTTCCGTAACCATGTCCTGTATCGTATCAATGTTTTTCGCTAGATTAAATAATGCTATTCCTTTTTTAACTTTACTAGGGACAAAAGTACCAAAAGCTGCATTAACTAAAAAAGGTGACGCAAACTTTACAAAACTTTTACCTTTACTAATTGCTTTATTTAAAAAACTAGGAGAAGTTGCAAATGATGGAGTATAATCTATACCTCCTCTAACATTTTTTGATTTAGGGTTTAGTGATGGGTCACCAACTTTATTGATATCAAATACAGTAGGTGCATCTCCTATGCTTATCTCTGTTACTCTTGATGGACTAGTATTAGCAAATCCTGCATCAGAACCTACTTCACCTGGCCCTGCATCAAAATCGGATTGAGCAGCATCTTTACCACCTCTAAGTTTTACACGTTTTATCAAACCACCCTTTGCAGCGTCTGATCGTTCAATTGTAAACGTAGGATCTTCTTGTAATCTTTTATTCATTTTCTTGGCACCTTCTAATATATCTTGATGATATTGTCTTTCTTCATCAGATAGATAATTATAATCCATTAATTTTTCTCTCGAACTTAACAATCGCTCTACAAATTCATCTGGTATTTCCTGATCTGGATATATCATTAATAACTTATATGCTTGATTATATTCTTCCTTTAAATTGTCTAAAGCATTTTTCATTCCAGGAGATATTTCTTGATTATCTTCTAGAATATTATTTAACTCTTCTATTGGAATTTGATTAGAAGTAGGCATTACTTAATTCCTCTTTGAAAACGAAGCATAAAATTCTGAACTGCCATCTTAGCATCATCTTCAGGTATACCTAATTCTACTCTTTGATTTTCTAACATCTCAACCATAAGATCTTTATCTATGCCACCTCTGATACCCATAACAGCATTATTGATTTTTGATTCAAATGTATCCATAGGGATTATAGTATTTTCTTCTGTTTGTTCTGGTTTTCCCATAGGTGTAATAGTAGTGCCGTCTTCTAGTTTTACTCTACCACCTTTTGCTAGTTTTATTCCAAACTCTCTAAATAGATCTGATTTAATCTCTTTAACTTTATCATCATCTCCTGCAGCTTCTGCCTCTTCTAGAAGTTTGAATAATTGTGACGGACGACTCTCTGCCATCTTATCAGGTAATACAGGGCCTATGGGTTTAGGTTGAAAAGGATTAACAGGTTTTGTTGGATCTTCGGGTAACTCATCGTCATCTCCACCTAAAGCAAAATTTTTACGAGTCTGTGCTATGCCACCCGTTTGACCAAAGCCTCTTTCAAATGATTCTTTATATTTAGAATAAAATTCATTTACTGCATTATCATAATCAGCTTCTGTAAATTCTAAGCCTTGATCTTCTTTTAATTTTTTCTGAGCATCTATGTATGAAGCAAGTGATACACCACCTGATACTATAGTTTTAGGGTCAGTTAATATTTCTGCTCCAACTTCTTTTATACTTGCTGTTTTACCTTTACCTTTAGCTAATGCATCAAATTGTTTACTAGCACCTTCATCTATTTTTTGTGCTAAACTAGTTCCTGCTAGATCCCCTGGTGCTGTTTCTGTTCCAGTTGGACTATCTATTGATCCAAATTTTTCTCCTGGCATTCTTTTACCAAATCCAACTTCGTCTCCACCAAATATTCCATATTTAGATCCACCATAACCAACTGGTTTGATACCCTCAAACTTAACATAAGGTGCAGCCGTCAGTGCTAATTTTATTGGATCTATTTGACCTGTTGCTTTTGCTGAACCTGCTGCATAGATTAGTGGAGCATATGGGCCTAGGAAAGGAGCAGCTACCATCAAAGGTCTAGCTATTTCTTTTGGTACTAATTTCTGTGCTACCTTTACAAAAGGTTTTGTAACTTTTTTAAAAGTTTTTTTAAGAAAACTACCAAGTCCATATTGTTCTCTAGGCACTAACCCCAGACCCCCGTCCTCGTATAGTTGTCTTTTCATCATTGTTCTATTGATTGCCATAATTATTCATCTGATGCAGCACCTAGTGGTGGCATCTCCGCTACTTTAATTTTAACTGATCTAGTAACATCTTCTCTTACTGTATCTGTTTCTGGGTTTGCAATATCATCTTCTGCCTCTTTGTCAGAAGAATACTCATAATTTGTTTTTGTATTTCTTAATACTATTTCAGCCTCACATTCAACAACAGGCACTTTTTTGCCATTTATTGTTTCGTAGCGAACTGAGCCTGGTTCTTTAAATGCCATAATCTAATCCCTATTCAATTGTAACATAGATAAAATTACATGCAATCTATCTGCAGTGGTTGCCTGTACTTTTATCTGCTCGTTTTCCGTTAATATTAACGGATTTGTTAGCAAATCTACAGTAGTATTTGCTGCAATATTTTGACTTTTAAACAAGTTAAATATTCCATCAGATGTATCTACTATTTGTATCTCTATAGTATCCGCAGATCCTGAGTCATTTGACACTATAAAAGACTTGACAATAGCAGTTGTAGCTGCTGGAACAGTAAAAATACTAGTATTTCCACTAGTTGTCAAATCTGCTTTTACGTTTGTATATATATTAGCCACCTAAAAACCAGGTAAATCGCTCCTGCTCCTCTTTTAATTCATTTAAATAAGTAGAATTTAATTGTTCTACAATACTAGCTAATGATCTATTAATCTGTTTTTGGTTTGATACATCATATTGTTGTTTTGGTTCTGGTACTCTTATTGTAATTTTAGCCATTATCTTCTACCGTCTGGTTGTATATCTATCTTAAATGTGCCAAATCTCCATGATTCACTAGCTGCATCATTTTCTATTTTTATATTTACATATCTACCTCTAGCACGTGTGTCTTTTTTATTTGTTGAAGAGGTAATTGTAAACGGACTTAATGAGGTGGTTGTTTGAGATTGTTGAGGAAATCTTTTCACTGCCATTGTAACTTTTGCATTTCCCTGTAGATTTTTAAAGTCTGGTATAAATCTTCTAACAGCTAAGAAAAATTCTCCTTCTCCCATTTGTGGGTTAGCTATATCAAAGTCAAAAGATTGTATAAAAGAAGTGACAGTTGTTGTAGTTCCATTTGGATTAACTTGATCAGTTCCTACTTCGTGTTCAAAATAAGTTGTTTGTCCTAAACCTGATTCACCTACAATTACAGGAAAAGTTCCTGATGCAGAAGAATCATATTTTGTAGCAAAAGGATTTTGATATACTGTTGCATCTATCCAAGAAGTTCTTGCCTCTGTGCCAGTATACCAAGTATTTTCTCCATAGTTGTAAACAACATATTTATCATTATAGTCTGCACCACTTGAAGGATAATACCAAATAACTTCTGTATACAAATTGTTTAAACCAGCATATACTTGTTGGCCTTTTGTTGTATCAAAATTATCATATACAAAATCTTCTACAGAACAAGGAAGAGATTTTACTGTACCATCAAATAAGAAGAAACCTTTTGCTGACATCCAAAAAGCGGCACCATCTATTTCAATTGCAGCGTTCTTACCTATAATACCACAGTTTGTACCAACCTGTTCAAAACCAAATGTAAACGGTGCTCCTACAAATTTCATTGTGTATAAAGCATTGTCTGTCCAAATTAAAATATTTTCTTTAGCTTTTGTTGCAGCTAAAATTTTTGTACCATCCTGTAGTCTTTGAGAACCTGCTGTATTAGTAGCAGTTGGTGTGTAAGTGTTAATAGCCTCTCTATCAGAAAATCTTATAAACATATCATCTTGTGTTGATGTAGTTCCAATAGTTGTTTCTGTGCCTAAGTGTATTAAGTGTCTTGTTGTTGGAGATACTAAAGTTACCCTTGTAGCAGTAGGATTATTACCTGTTTGAAAATTAGATGTTGTTGTAGATGCTCTTGTTGTTAAAGGTGATCCTGCTCCAGCATTCCATGTAAAAGTTTTACCATTCGCAACTGTTGCAATTAATACTTCTCCAAAATTACTTAACGACCATAATCCAGGTTCTAGTGATACACTTGATGCAGAAGCTGCCTCACCCCAATTACCTGTACTCCATGTATCAATACCCCAACCATAACCATATGATTGTGCTCTTGGGCCTACAGGTTCAAAAGGTTTTATACTTAAACTACCACCTGTAGATACAGTTGCACCTGCGTTACTAGTCTGTGTAATTGTAAAGGTACTTGTTGTAGGCACTGTTATAACTTGAAAATTCTTGTCTTCAAAATCAGAATTACTAAAACCTGTGCCACCTGGTAAAGTAACATTATCTAATTGTACAATATCTCCAATAGATAAACCATGAGTAGATTTTGTAATTGTGCATGTAGGTGAATTATTTGTAGTTGCAATGGTTGCAGATGTTAAAGTCGTTTTAAGTGGTGTGATATCATGTAACTGACCTTCAAAATATATAAGTAAAAATTTATCTGTACCAATAGCAACATATCTATTGCCATCTAAATCTACAAAAGCGTGTTGTGCTCTAGATACCCCTACTATTGTATCTGTTACAAGAGATGACCAACCACCAACCTTTTCTGGGAGACCATATCTAAATCTTACATTATCAGAATCTACCCAACTATTTTCAGCACCGACAGATGTATTTTGTTTGTCGATTCCAGGTTTAAATTTAAAATCAATTAGAGCCATATGCTAGACCCTATATTTTGTCTTTGTACACCCAACCTCTAGTTGCATTTACATATACTAAAGTAAACGCGGAGCCATTTACACTGACCACTAGATTAGAGGCTGCGCCTAAGATGTTAGATCCATTTCTAGCAATAGTTAAGTTATTAGAAGAAAAGTTATTACCACTATCTATAAATGTAACTTCATTACCAATTGCAGGTGAAGCTGGTAGAGTTACAGTTACTGAACTACTTATACCACCACCAGAAGTGTCAATTAATAATTGATCATTATTAACAGCTGTGTATGCACCAGGAACTGTATAATAACCTTTAGTTTGTAGTTTACCTGTAATATTTGTGCCATCAGAATATAAAATAGTTGTTGATCCTATGGGTAAAGCTAAACCTGTTCCCGATACAGTTTTAACAGTTAATGTGTAATTGCTAGATGATCTAGCTGTAGCGTCCTCTACTATGAATACTCTTTCTGAAGAGTCTGGCATAGTAACTGTTCTATTTGCATTTAATGTACCAGTTAGTTTATAATATAAATTTTTACCATTTGCCGTAGCGTGATTTGCCAAAGATAAAGCAACGTCACTAGATCCTACTGCTAATGATATATAACCAGATGATGCTTGTTCTAATATCTGTAAATTTGTGTTTGTAATTGTACCCCAGGTACCTGATTTCTCACCTGTTGTAATTAGTTCTAGTTTTAAATCACTTGATGTACTCGATGCCATAATTCTCCTATGGGTTTAATGGGTCTATTGGAACCCATGTCCCTGTTGCGTTTGGATCTATTTCACTCCATGATATCACAGAAACACTACCTGTTGCAAGGTTAAATCTGTTGCTTGTTGGAGTTACTCCAAAGCTAACTGCTGTGTTTCCTACGTTAATATTGACTCTTTTACCGTTAACCAATACTACAACATTTTGAATGCCTACGCCAGCAAAGGTTGTTGATGCAAAAGGTGTTGCTCCAAATAACATTATGGTATCTCCGTCCAAGTTTGTGTTGCATTTGTAGGGACATTTTCCCACATTCTTAATGTAATATCTGAATCAGCTACATTAAATCTATTACCATCTGGTAAAACTTTAGCCTTTGCAAATACATCAAAATTACCAGTGCCTAGAGCAGTTGTTGATATATTTAATCTATTACCTGTTATAACAGCAACTGCATTAGCTTTAGGAACTGCATTTCCTATAGATATATTTACTCTGTTACCTGTTACACTAACATTAGCTTTACCTATAACAGTTATATTACCAATACTAATATTTGATCTATTACCTGTTATAGTAGGTTTAGAACCAGCTTTTGCTGTAACACTACTAATTGATATTTCAAATTCGTTTCCTGTAACTGGTACATCTTTTGGTATTGCAGCTTGTGCTGTCCCTTTAGCTACGTTTAATCTATTACCTGTTAAAGCAACTAATGCTTTTCCTACAATAGTTGAATCACCTGTTGATATATTTAATCGTTGACCAGTAATTGAAAAATTAGCATCTGCTGCTTGTGTTACATTTCCAATTGATACATTTATTCTTTGACCTGTTATACTAACAAAAGCATTAGGATTAAATCCTACATCAGAAAAGGCTGCTGCCGAAAAGGGTGTAGCACCGAAGTACATGCGAGGTTACCTCGCGGTTGCTGGGATGTTATTAGATCCTACTAATGATTGACCTATTGCCATGTAGATGAATTTTGCACCAGAAGAATTTAAAGCACCATCAGTTTGTCGTAATTTAAAACCATTAGATAATAAATCTAATTTAAGATTAGCATTTCCAACCAATTCTGCAGCATTTTGATCTGCTCTTAATAAATTATTTGTTGGATTTATAATAGTTCTTTTATTATCTACAATCCACCAACCCTCAGCAGCACTACTATTTTTCCATAAAAGAAAAGCTGGTTTAAATCCTGTATAAGCAAATGCACCATCAGTAGAACCATTACCAGTATAAAAACCAAACTTGCTGTAACCTGTTTTTTCTGCGAAGCAGTAAGCAACAATAGTATCACCACTTTTATTTGTTCCATCACCAGTGCCTATTGAAAATACAGAACTTGTTGGTGCTGTGTTATTCCAAACTGAACTTGCTGTACCTTCGGCATTAGTTAAATTTAAATGTAAATATTTAGTAGCACCAATAGCTTCATGATAAACATGCCAATTAGTTGTAGTGCTTATATTTTTTGTTATAATCATTTTTGGTGCAACACCCAATCCATGACCAACTGTAGCAGCACTTCCTGTTCCTGTATATGTTGATATAGAAAAACCTGCTGTTGTATTAACAGAAGTGTATGTAGTATTTATAGAACCATCTGTATTTGAAGAACCTTGACCATTTGCTTTCCAGTTCCATGAGGCGTATGTAGTACCATTTCTATTAATTCCATTACTTGAACCTAAAGTAAATCCATCACTTGCAAAAGCTGTTAAACCACTCGAATAAGTATCTTCGCCAATAGTTAAATCAGAACTAAGACCTTTTGTTGCACCTCTTACAGCATCATATAAAAAATTATATTCAGTTTCGCTTCTAGCTTTTAACCATGTCCAATCAGGTTGAAATCCTACACCTG